AGGAATTCACTTGTATATGTATATGAGTGCCGCCCTTGATGAAGAAAAACCGAAGCAATAAAAAAAAGCCGCCCCGACCACGCCAGCCGGAGCGGTTAATTTCCTTCCCTGACATCGGTACGCCGTGAGCAGTACCGATGTTTTTTTCAAAGACCTGATAACAAATCCAATTTTCAGACAGTACCCTATTTTGTTTTAAGCACAAGGATATTGTTTTTCGGTCTGGTAACAAGAAAACCGTCCCGCTTGCGAAACCGCAGAAACAACTCCCCATATTCCATGCTCTCTGTAGTACCGTCAAATTTCTTGATTTCGATACCCTTGCGGTTTCCATGTTGAATTCTCCGAGGGTTCATAAAAACGGCAAAGGGCTTATTGGCTCCAATATCTGCAATTTGAGGAAGGATATTGACTTCATGATAGGGGTATAAGTCCAACCGCCCCGGCATGGCCTCTGTAGGCCGCCGCCAAATCGGTCTGCCTGTCGTATCCTCGATATTGGCGATATGGTTCAAAACTGTTTCATTCAAAAACCAACAGCAGTCTTTTCTTTCTTCCGCAGGGATTTTATACACAGCGTCCCGGAAGTCCTTCCACGTCAAATCATTAACCGTAGCCCCCTTGATTTCAACTTCGGTTACATCGGAACACGCCATAGCCCCGGTGAAAGGGTCATCATCGGCGAGAAGACATTGACGGTCAAATTCCTGTCCGTATACCTCGATAAATTCATCAACAAACATAGCTCCCAGGTCGATGAAAACATCTTCCTCAAATTCATCAAACCACGGAATATAACCAGCCAGGGTATAGGCTTTCAGTTCCACCCGCTCCGCTCCCTTCGGTCGGCTGCCCTTAATTTGCTGCCCGTAAGCGGTGAGCCAGTGAAGCTCAACCCCGCCCCGGTCTCTGGTAGGAAGAAAAACAGAGGGACCGAGCATAGGACGATGACGGACTAAATTCATCATCACGCTTTTTTTGGCGGCATCCTGCATGATTTCAGTTTCATAAATGGGATTGATAAGGTACTGGTCGTTAGTCGCCATATTCCCCATCGGTTCACCCAGGGGGGCTTTTACCACCTGCCAGCCTTTCTCTCCCCACGCCACATCACGGGGGTTAGTCCAGTTGTCCGCTTTCAGGTTTGGGCTGAAAGCCAGGTCAGACAGGGTTTTATGGTTCCCCGCCCAAGCCGCCGCAATCCCCTTGCCGAGATTAAAAAGCAGTTCCCGCCTTGACAATTCCCTGGGGGCTGCCGCCTGACCCTTGATTTCTTCCCGCAATGATTTTACGGTACTTTTAAGGGCTTCCACTTCGGAAGCTGCCGCAGAAGCCGCCGCAGTTTCCTGAATGGAAATAGTCTCGATGGTTTTAACAATCCCTTCAAGAATAATTTCCTTTTCCTGAAAATAGGCTGTTGCCGTTTCGGTATTAGTAAACCCGGTCAACTCTATTTTCTTCATTTCGGCAAGCTGTTTTTTGATTGCCGCAATTTCCTCTTTCCCCATAAGACACTCCTATAAGTTATTTATTAACCCGCCCCAAAAATTGGGATGGTTTAATTCCTGTGAAGATATAGATTTCGATGTTTCAATGTTTTTCGACAATGCAAACGGATTAGCCGGAACATTACAAATCGAAAACTCCAAAAGTTCCTGTTTCCTGAAAATAAGCCTCGTACCGTCCTTACTGTCCGAAGCCGCCGGAATTTCAATTTCAATTACCCGAAAGCCAACCGAGCCAGCCCTGATACTCCCTGCCTTTATCCTCTGTTCAATCGACCAGGCGAAAGGGTCAAAAGATTTATCGTTAAAGTAGACAACCCCATGCAAGCCCTCATTATCCATAGCAAGGCTTTCAATTTTGCCAATGGCGGGTATATCGTAGCGGTGAGCCCACTCCACAACCGGATTATCCATAAACTTCTTGAAGTCCCATCCCATCGGGTCTATCCGTTCTCCAAAACGGTCAAGGTCAAAAGTGCTTAGTGTCCAGGGGAAACCCTGTCCCGCTTCCACATCGGCGGCTAGGCGAAAAGGAATACAGGCGATTAGTTCAATATCTTCTGATACCTGTTGAATACCCTCCGCTTCTTTTTTCAATCCTAGAAAATCCATTAACGCCGAGGGGTTACCAGTATGGTAATTTCCGCTTTTTGTCCGTACAATCATCTTAAAATCCTTCCTTGTGGTTTATTGGGTTTGTCCGGTTTTGGTTTAACCGTAAAATATCTATGGGTAAAAACTAATTCATCTTGCGTAACAATTCCTAATTTTAATGCGTTCCTAAAAAGTTCTTCGCCGTTACGCACATTCAAAGAACGGTATATTTCCTCTTTATAATTCGCAACCGTCCGTATCGAAAGTTGCAGAGTGTCGCCAATCTCATATTTATTAAATCCATTGCAAATACATCGTGTTACTTCCACCAATTTTTGGGGCAAAGTGTGAGCCTGTTCAGGGTAATTATTTCTTCTTAAATCTATTCGCTCTTGTACTGAATTGGGAATATATTCTTTTCCCTTAACCAAATATTCAAGTCCAGGATAAAAATCATCAAAACCGTCAAAAGTATTTACATAACCTGTAAGACCGTTCAGAATGAAATACATAGCAAGGTCAGCCGGATACTCACCAATACAAACTGCCGCCATGTTAATTTTAGGGAATGTCTTTTTTAGCTCTCCTAATAAATAGGGCGTACAACATTGGTAAAATCTTGCCCCCATTATAAGTGTGTCAGGTGTCTTGTCTGCTATAACATAATTCAAGCCGTCTTTTTCAGCGGAAGTAAAAGAGACATTATTAAAACCGAAAGTTCCCATTCGTTTTTTATAATAGGCATGATTAACTTCATCTCTTGTAACCATTAAGATACCGCTCATGTTTTATCACCTTCGTCAGCGGTACTTAGGTTTCTTGGTTTATGCCAAACATTCCCCCAGGGTTTAGGTTCTTTGCCACGCTCTTTTAGAACATCATTTATTGTTTTAATTCCGGCGTTAATTTCCGCAATGTCTCTTTTACTTTGTGCGTCCTCATTTTCCTGTAATTCCGGTATATCCCACAAGTCAAATCTGCCATTTTCTTTTAATCCAAAACGCATAAAAAATTGACTTTCAAGAATTTGTTCAAACTGCCGTAAAATGGGGATTAACGTATACTGCCAAAATGCGGAGTGCTGTTCTTTAGTGTCTTTGCCGCTAAGGGCTGTGGATCTGTCAGATATGTTTGCTACTCTCGGCGGTATTCCAAACTTCGCAAGAATGGTATATAAGTTCCACCGCTTCAATTCAAAAAGTTTTACTACATCAGGATTAAAACTTAACGCTTCAAAGCTGGTTCCCTTGCCGAGAACGGCAATTTTCCGTCCAGCCTTTACTTGTCCGTATTTACTTTCCCACCGCCGCTCTAATGCGTCAGCTTCTTCGGGTCGAAGTGTCTGGTCAGTTTTTAGAAGCCCCTGGGGAATGGCATTATTTTTTAGAAGGGTAGAGTTTGCTTTATTGGCGTAGTAGTCTTGTTCAAGTTCCAGCGAAAGCGAAACAAGCGGATTAACGCCTCGTAATGGATTCCAGGGGTTCCAATCCCTAAAATGGATCAGCTCATCAGAAAAGATAGGTACTAATTCGGCTCCGGCATGGTAGAACCAGCGTCGCTTTGTGTTTGCAAAATCCCTTTGCACATCCAACCCCTCTCCCTCAAGTTGGAGCTTTCGGGGGTTAAGAATGTGCAGTTGTTTCGGCAGTCCGCCCGAATAATCAGGCCCGAACCACCAAAACGCTTCACCCTCTATAAACCACCAGGCGGCGGTCTCCTTCCACAAATCATATCTGCTGAGATTTTCATTGGGTCTGTGGAATAGAGAATAGAGGGGGCCGTTTTTAATCTCAACCCCTTCTCTTTCGAGAATGAAATCCGCCCGAGCTAGATTGCGGGTTAAAATATTTACCGCAATGTTAATCCAAGCGTTGCAAAGATAACTGTCAATGAAGGGGTCTACATTTAATATACAATAATTATCATCAAAAGTCAAGGAATTACGAAAACTGTTTTTTGCCAGTATCTCATTTTGTGATAATGCTTTTTTTTTGTTAGCAGTAAATATCTTAAAGGGGTTCATGATAAAATCACCCCATGTTGAATATCGCTGAATATCGCATAACGCAAAGCGTCAAGGAAATGGTCGTTTACTTTTACAATCTGTCCTGCTTCATCCCTGCAATAATCCCATATTTCGGATAACACCCCGGTACAGTTTTCACATACAAAAAATTGGCGTCGTTCAATTTTGGCGTTAATGTAATCAATGCCGCTGTCAACACTGTTATTAGCCTTAACACCTCCGGTAATTTCCTGTATCCGTTCCCCTCCGGCAGGGTCGCAGTAAACCGGAAGCCCCATCCCGTTAGGGCAGTCCATCCAGCCCCTTGCGGTTAATTCTTCGTTAAAGGATTGAGTAGTCATGTTGAAAGCCCCATAGTCGCAGAGGACATACACAACATCACCAAGCCAGCCGATTTTGACAAAAGTTATATTCATTCCGAAGTCCTGCCCCGCAGCGTATCGGTCAAAGCTTTCAGGCAAGTCAGAAGCCTTTACAATCATGCTTTCTTCAAACTTGTCATATATCACGCCTTCCGCTTTCACCCACAGCCCATCACGGAACCGGGCTTTTTGTTTTTCGGGCAGCACATCTAAAATGTCAGAGATATAATCTTCCGGTAAATTATCACGGTTATCTTCGGGGTTAAGCAGCATAGCGGCATACAATTCCGCTTTCTCTAACGGTTCCCCAGTTTGAAAAGTCCTCTTTAAGACAAAGATTTTATAAGCCCAATGAAGCGGCGACCCCGGATTGCAGTCATAAAAAAACAAGTTCCGGCAGCCATCAACCCGCATAGCCAGCCTTGAATAAGCCGTAGTAACCGAGGCGTAAGTCAGTTGCGATATTTCGTTAAAATAAATCGTGTTGTATTCATGTCCTAGAATTCTGTCCGCTTGCTCTTTATCCCCCAAACCGCCAATCCAGACTTCCGAGCCGTTAGAGAGCCGTATCATGCTTTCATGTTTCAGATAGGTATAAGTCGAACCATCGGTTCGCACTTTCCCT